TATTTTGATAATGCGAGCGGAGCTAATCCGGTCTCTTCTAAAAAACTGTATGAAATGCGGAGCATTGCGCTAGCCAAAGCTGCGGATCTTAGGAAGGGGTTGAGCCCGGACTCTGACCTAGCTCAATTTATGTCGCGTTTGGCAGACGCACTATACAGGGACATGATGGGGGCAGGAGACGTTTCTGTGGCGTACAACACAGCACGTGCCTACACCTATGCCCGTAACAACGTGTTTACTCGCAGCTTTTTGGGCGAGCTTCAGGTTATTGACCCTGACCGCAGTGTGCGAATGGATCCCGCTGACATGGCAAAAGCCTTTCTACGGGGAGGTAACGCTGCGACTGCAAAACGTGTTGAAGAGGTCAATGCTGCGGTAAAGTTCGGCATTGATCATGGTCTGGATAGACAGGCCTTCGATGGATTTACCACTACCGAAACAATGGATCTTCTCATTCGAGACTCGTTAAAGAGAATGACCAAAAAGAATCCTGATGGCACTTTTGACATAAACGAGACAATGCTTCGTAACTGGCGTAACCAGCCGGGCACAAAAGAGCTTTTCAGCATCTTCCCACAACTAGAAATTGACACCAGAAATGTTGCCGCCGCACGTGCGTTAAAGGAAGCCGCGGAATCGGACATGTTGCAGAAAGGCGAAGCTCCCGACGTAATCGCATTCAAAAACTTTGTTGAAACAGCAAACAAGCCACTTCTGGCGATCTCCAGAGCTATTGATGACCCTGAAAATCCACGTGGGATGCTTCAAAATTATGTAAACATAATCAATCAAGCTCCCGATGAAATCACAGACCCGACGACGGGTAACATCTTCACCAAGGCGCAAGCTCGTGAAGGGCTGCGTCGATTGATTCTAGATGAGGCTGTGCAATATGCCGGAGGTTTAGGTCTGAGTTTTAGCCCCACGAAGATGTTTAATCGTCTTAACGATCCAATAAAGGGAACACTGAGCAGAGACGATTTTACCTTGATGAATTTCATGGTGAAAAACGACTTGATCGAGCCCAAACACAAAACAGATTTAGATAATGCGATTGCTCGTATGCGGGGCGTTGAAGACGCTTACGCTCGTGGCGACGTTGAGGAGGTTTTGTTTAAAGAAGTTAAGCCGGTCAGCTTGTTTCAAGCCCGCATCTTAGGTGCCACCGCCGGTCAAAAAGCTCAGGAGCAGTTCAACAATCTCTTAAACCGTTTCGGACTTGGGACTCGCGGCGGTGGTATTGGCGGGGGCATGATCGCCGCAGAAGCTGGTTCTGAAGCGGTAGTTAACTTTTTGCTACGTGGCCCAGAAAAGATTCGCGTTAAGCAGATGAGTAACTTGTTCAACGACCGAGAGGTTTTGGGCGCGGCTCTAAAAGACATTAAAAGCGAGAGTGATGCCAAAGAGGCTTTTAACGCTTTGGGTACAGCCTTCTCCGCAGTTGCCAGACAAACTGGCCGAAGACTGCCGTATGCCGGGCGGTTTGGCTCTGAAACGATTCAAAGTGAACCGCTACCACAACCAAAACCTGCCGAAGAACCAGCCCCGGCCCCGGTTGTATCTACCCCGGCTCCGGCTCCACAGATACCGGCACAAGCTTCTGCTTTTCCCACCACAGACCTTGTGTCGGTTTCACCTAGCTTGAACCCAGTAGGGCAGGGCTCCGTCAACCGTGCGCGGTTCGCGGCCCTGTTCCCTGAAGATCGTGCGCTTATCGAAGGCATAGGGAGTCTTGGCTGATGGCTACCACGTTTAGATCAGGTCCAAGAGACCCCAGAACCGGTGCTACCTCCACGGTCATTAGCCCCGGGAACATTGTCCGAGCTGATGGACGGACCGATAATGAGAGATCTCAGATGGCTTCGCAGTTCACTGCGGATCCGGGGCAAGAACAAAGCTACCGGCAGGCTGAACGAGACTATCAAGAGTTTTTGCAGTCCAGCGGGCGCTCATCTACCAACCCATATGGGGACTCAGGACTTTTCGGTAGAGGGGTCAGCTTCACTAACAACATGACTCCGCGGCAAATCGAGGATGTCAATCGATTAGCTTACAATCAGTATCTTGGACTTGTATCTGGTCGAGGCACTCAAAGGGGTGGGATAGGTGATTTCATCCCCGGTTATGCTCCCGCTCTCAAGCTAGGCTCAAACACTCCCAGAGGCAGAGTAGTCGCAGCACCTAACCAACCCAAGCAGCGCGGCGGTATATTTAGCTTATCGCCAAGCCTTGGAATACTACGAGGCTTGTTTGGCCGCGGTAATATACTCCGGACATTGGATGATGGTGGTGTAGACTACAGCACCGAGGGTATCGAGACGTTGGACGCGGCTCCTGTATTAAAGCCGGGCGAAGCTGCTGCGCCTGCTCCTAGCTTTACGCTTGCCAGTGCACAGCCTCGTAAAAACAACTCTTTGTTCAATCTTGAGGGCTTCATAGAAAACCTTCCAAAAACAGGTGTTGGCCGGTTTGTTGATCAAGTTCAAGAGAGATTTAAGGTTGGACCCGGTAGCTTTGGGCTCGATTTTAATCCGGATAAAGGACAGGTTGGGCTCAATTATAAAATTCAAATCGCTCAACAAGATCCTCAAGCTTTCGCAAGAGACCAAGCTCTTGCCAACCAAAATCGAACTCAACTTGAATATCCGGAAGGGGTGGAGCAAAGGTCCCTGTATGAGGGGTTAGCTTCTCCCGCCACAGGTCTTCGTCTTAGCGATATTACAGGCCCCACCAGAAACACGGAGCTTTCTGACCTGTCGGATTCCGCGAGCTTTGGAAACCCATACGCAGGAACCACCGGAGCTTTCGTTCCCAAACGAATTGAGATTGCCCCGGACGGTAAGTTGATTGAAGTCCCAGTTGGTTTCTAAACCAACCAATCCCTAGCCTCTTCACCCAGCACCTGACCAGCGAGATTGATCTTGCCGCGTAGGGCTTTCAGGATCTTCTCGTCTATCGTGCCCGGCGATACCAGATCGATATACGTCACCTTATTAGTCTGACTGATGCGGTGCGCCCGATCCTCGGACTGTAGGCGCGTGGCGAGGTCATAGCTGTTGTTGTAGTAGATGACGGTATTCGCAGCAGTCAGCGTGATGCCCATGCCGCCGGTCAACGGCTGGCCTACAAAGAAGCGCAACTCGCTGTCCGGCTCTTGGAACTTGTCCACGATGGCCTGCCGCTCATCTTGTGGCGTGTCACCGTAATAGGTTGCGACCGCTTCGGGCCCAAAGCGGTCGCGCAGGGCCGAAGCTATCTGTTGAATGCCGTGGGTATACGACGCCCAAATGATAGCTTTTCCCTGTAGCTCTTCTGTGATCTCCAGCAGTTCCTTCAGACGATTGTTCTCGACGGGCTGTATCTCGCCCTCGTCCGGTTGCAGGAAGCCACAGCATATCTGTTGTAGACGCATGATCTGCGTCAGAACGCTGGCAGTCGTAGCCAGCTCACCGTTCTCCAGCTTCGCCAGTGCCAGCTTCTTCATCTGGCCGTACAGGCGCTTCTGCTCTTCGGTCAGCGGTACGTCCCGCCGCGTGTACAGCTTGTCCGGCAGGTCAAGGCAGTCCTCTTTCAGGACGCGGTTGCTGAACCGGTCCAGCCGCTCGTTGAGCTCGTCCAGCCGACGGTAGCCCACAATCTCTTGAAACGCTCGGTTGCCCATCTTGCGGTTCTGCACCACGGCATACCGGTTCTGAAAAGCAAAGTAGCTTTTGAATTTTAGCGCATCGTCAGACAGGAAGGCACACTGGCTGAACAGGTCCATCGGACTCTTGGTGATCGGTGAGCCGGTCAGAATGCGCTTGTATTTGGCAAAGTCTGATAACTTAACGATATTCTTGGTGCGCGTTGCTTTGCGATTTTTTATGGTCGTGCTCTCGTCCACGATCATAATATTGTCCGGGAACTTTTGCAGGAACGCGACAGCAGCCTTGGTGCCCCGAGGCGTGGACAACGCTTCGACATTCATAACGAATATCCGCAGCCCACTGAAATCACCAGACAAAAACTCTAGCAGCTCGTCGTGATATTTCTTCGTGTTGGTTGGAGTCCACCGCATGATCTGCCGCTCGATGTCGTCTGGGAGATGTGTAGGAATTTCTCCTTTTACCCAGTTGTCATAGACGCCCTTCGGTGCCACTATAAAGGCAGCATTGATCTTGTTCATCATGTGCAAGATGCCGATGGTATCGATAGCCACCTTCGACTTGCCTGTTCCCATCTCCATGAACAGCGCATAGTACTCCGCGGCCCACGAATCTGTGAGTGCCTGCCTCTGGTGGTCAAACGGTTCAGTCTTGAACTGGTACTTTTTCACATTTTCCTCCTTGACTATGCGAAAATATAGGCATATATACATGTCTGTCAAGACCCGATAGGCGTCTTTAATCACGAAAGAGGAATCACGATGAGCGATATCTTTGAAGCTATGGAGGAGGACTTCGAGAAGAAGTTGAATACCTCCGTCGAGAAGCTCGATCAGAGCGACTTGAGTAGCGTAGCCGGTCTGGCTAAAGCAATCCGTGAACAAGAGGACTTTGTTGCAAGTCTTGAGGGCGACCTCAAGGCTGCTAAGAAGCAGCTCCTCAAGATGACGGATGAAGAGCTCCCAACTATGTTGGCTGAGATTGGTCTGTCCAGCTTCAAGCTGGATGACGGCTCCGAAGTCACAATCAAGCAGACATATGGTGCACAAATCACTAACGGCACCAAGGGCACTGTGGACAACCGTCCGCAGGCTTACGCATGGCTGCGTGACAACGGTCACGGCGATCTCGTCAAGAATGTCATCTCCTGTCAATTCGGCATGGGGGAGGACGAAAAAGCCGAACAGTTCCGTAGAGTTGCGGAACAGAACGGTTACACGGCTGAGCAGAACACCACCGTTCACTCATCCACCCTACGCGCCTTTGTTAAGGAGCGTTGTGAAGCTGGCGACGAGTTCCCCATGGAATTGTTTGGGGCCTACGTTGGACAGAAAGCCATAATCAAGAGGAGCACCTAAGCCATGGCTGGTAAAAAGAATGAGGTTGCAGAGACCAAATCTGCGGAAGTAGTGCAATTCGATCCGACCATGTTCGAGGCAGATGCCGGGATGGGTCTGGAGAACATGGGCGCTGAAGATCTTGCGCTGCCGTTCCTTAAAATTCTGGGCGGCATGAGCAAGGAACTAGATGTACTGGAAGACGCTCGCAAAGGTGACATTTATAACACCGTCACTGGAGCCGTTCTGAAGGGCAAGGACGGCGTTAGAGTTGTTCCGTGTGCCTACCAGCGTCGGTTCATCCGTTGGGCCCCTCTGGGCGAAGGGACGGGCGCTCCTGTGGCCGTCTACGCACCGGGTGAGGCCATGCCGAAGACGAAGCGGTCTACCGAGGACAATAAAGACTACGTTGAAGACGGTTCCGGTGACTACATCGAAGAGACGCACCAGCACTATGTGCTCGTGCTGCACGAAGACGGTCAGGTAGAGACCGCGCTGGTTGCCATGAAATCTACGCAGCTCAAGAAGTCGCGTAAGTGGAACAGCATGATTTCCTCTCTGACTGTTCAGGGTAAGAACGGCCCGTTCACCCCGCCGCGTTTCAGCCACGTTTACCTGCTGAAGACGCAACTAGAAGAAAACTCTAAGGGTAGCTGGCACGGCTGGGAAATGAGCCGCGTCGGCCCAATCGAGGACATGGCAACTTACCAGCGTGGTAAGGACTTTGCCGCCAGCATTGCCGCTGGAGATGTCGTCGTGAAGCATCAGGACGAGTCCGCGGGCGGGGATATCAACCCCGACGACGTACCGTTCTAATCAGTTGAGGCGGCAGGGTATTGTCGTGTTTCCCCTGTCGCCTCATCCTTCACGGGGATCATCATGTCTGTACAACAGTTTTCATCCATATTCGACGGGCTAAAGCTCGCCTATGGCACATATAAAATNGAAAAACAGCAGGCTAACGGTAAAAACACTGGTAGAGCCGCCATCGTCCGCGAACCGCGGACCACGGCCCTGTGGGAGGGACACCTGTCCGGTAAGGGGCGGGGAATTGGCATTATCCCTATCAACGAGGACAACAAGTGTGTCTGGGGCTGCGTGGACGTTGACCAGTACCCGCTTGACCATAAGGTGCTTGTCGAAAAAATCCGTAAATTAAAGCTGCCTCTTGTCGTCTGCCGGTCAAAGTCCGGCGGGGCGCATTGCTTCCTGTTCGCTACCGAATGGGTAGATGCCAAAGACATGCAGGCCACACTGCAACAGATATCCGCTGCGCTGGGATACGGCGGAAGCGAAATCTTTCCAAAACAGATCAAGCTCAACCTTGACCGCGACGATGTCGGCAACTTTCTGAACCTGCCGTACTACGACGCCGAGGACGGGCTGCGCTATGCCATCAAAGACGACGGCACCTCTGCCACCATCGAAGAGTTCTTTGAGCTCTACGAGAGTTACAAGCAGACGCCCGAGCAACTGACAGCATTGCAAGTGGGCGATCCGGAAGAAGTGTTGCCCATGAAGGACGGCCCGCCGTGCCTTCAGTTCCTGCTCAAGAACAAGATATCCGAGGGTGGCCGCAACAACGGCCTGTTCAACATCGGCGTCTATCTGCGTAAGGCGTATCCGGATAGCTGGGAATCGGAGATCCTAACCTACAACTTGCAGTATCTGGAGCCGCCGCTGCCGCTCAGCGAGGTCAACATCGTTGCTAAGCAGCTTGAGAAGAAGGACTACGCCTACCGGTGTAGCGACTCTCCGATCAACGCGCATTGCAACAAAGACCTCTGCCAGACCCGCAAGCATGGCATAGGTGCCGCTATTCAGGGCGCGGCTATCGCGAACCTCCGAAAGTACAACTCAAACCCGCCGGTTTGGTTTTTAGATGTCAACGGTGAGCCCGTCGAGCTGGATACAGAAGCTTTGATGAGCCAAGCCGCGTTTCAGAAGTGCTGCATGGAGCAGCTCAACTTCATGCCCCGGTCTGTCAGCAAGCAGGTCTGGGAGGGACGCATAGGCGGTCTAATGAATGAGATGCGAGACAACGAAAGCGCCATCATAGATGTCGCCGAAGACGCCAGCATAAGCGGCCAATTCTACGATTATCTGGAGGAGTTCTGCGCTCATATGCAAAAGGCTAACGACAAGGAAGAGATATTGCTCAAGCGCCCATGGACGGATGAGGAAACTAACAAAACCATGTTCCGAATAAAAGACTTTGAAGCATACCTCAAGCGCAACAAATTCTTTGAGTACAAGCTGCATAAGATCGCACAGCGTCTGCGGGACATGGGAGCGCAGAGCCGCATGATGAAAATCAAAGGCCGAGCGGTGCGGGTGTGGGAGATACCCGCCTTCGACGAAGCAGACGTAGATATCAAAACGCCATCTTTTGGCAGTGGTGAAGGAGCACCTTTCTGATGAAAGACCGTAACGATTACATTCACGAGCAGCGCGTAGTGCAGCTCCGCACATATCAATCGATTGCCGATGAGGTGGGCCTGTCCCGCGAGCGTATACGCCAAATTGTGGTTTCCGTGTCTCAGCGCATACGCTGGGAGCAAGAGATTGAGGCACTGCCGGACAAGCCGCACAAGATGTGCCACCTCGTCCTGCCCCGCCGCATTCGTAACTGCCTCAAGAACGAGTTCCTGTTCGACCTGACATTTGAGGAGTTCATCGAGTATGCCGAGAAGAAGAAACTCGACAACATACCCAATCTCGGCAAAGGCAGTATTGGTACGCTTGAGGCCCGGCTCTTGGAACAGGGCTATGTCCTGCCCAAGAGGCTGCGTAGCAAAGCCAGCTTGCTTCGCGATGTAGTTCAATCTAAGCGCGAAGCCCGTTATGCCAAGTACCGGCAGATCATGCGGTGGCGAGAAGAGCAGCGCAGTATCAAATGGATCGCTCACGAGGTAGACATGAGCTATGGCGGCGTTATTGGAGTTATCCACCGCTTCCTTGCCAACCCCGGGGCCCTCGATGGAAAAGAATAAAATCTTCCGCATCTACGGCCCGCCCGGCACCGGTAAGACCACCGCGCTGCTCAACAAAGTGGACGAGGCTCTTAGCTCTGGTGTAGATCCCGCACATATCGGCTACTTCGCCTTCACCCGGCAGGCAGCTAACGAAGCGATTGAACGCGCCTGTACGCGCTTTCACCTTGAGCCNACGCAACTGCCGTGGTTCNGCACACTGCATAGCTTTGCTCTGCGCCTGTCCGGCATTCGCCAAGAGCAGGTAATGCAGACAGAGCACTACAAAGAGCTGGGCCACGCCATCGG